ACCGCTACTTTGGTTGCAATGCCTGATTTTTCTACAGGTGTTAAGATGGCAAAGGTAAATGATTTGGCAGTTACTGCTGGGACATCATTAAAATATAAAATTGAATTTGCTAATCAAGTATATAATGTTAAAAAAGCTCGTATTCGTGGTGTAGCACTTCAATACTAAAAAGGTGTAAAGTATGGCAACAGTAAAATGGAATCAAGATTTAAATGCAGGTCAAACGTGGGATGCTGATATAAATCTATTAAATAGTAATGGAACTAGTCGCAATATATCAGACCATACCCTTGAATCTAAAGTAAAACGTCATTATACATCGGCTTCAACAAAATGTGGGATTGTTTTAAAAATTATAGATCATGCTACTGGAAATATTAAACTACATTTATCTGATGCTACAACTTCACATTTAAAGAATGGGAAATATATTTATGATGTTGAAATGACAGATAGAAGAGAACCTGCTGTTTCTATTAGTGGTGACGGTAATAATGCTATAATTCATGCTATTGTGGATAATAATGGTGTAGTTACTGGTGCTACAGTTACTAATGGGGGTAGTGGATATGCTCAAGGTACAACTACTATTACTATAGCTGATGCACCCGATGGTGGAACAAATGCAACTGCAACCGCAACGGTGGTATCAGGTGTAATAACTGTTATAAATATAGTTAGTGGCGGAAGTGGGTTTAAAATACAACCAAAAGAAAGGGTTATTCAAGGTGTAATAACAGTTAGGCCTGAAATAACAACTGATTAATGCCAATTCAAGTTAATAGTAATAGCGGAAATTCTACATTTTCACCGTCTGTAACTACTGCCAATGATACTGGTGGTGGACTTACTGAAGTTCCCCCTATGGTAGATTTATCAGATGTAAATAAAACTGGATTAAACGATAATGATGTTTTGGTTTATAATCAAAGCACAGGGAAGTTTGTTCCAATAGATATAGAAGTTATAAACGATAATGATGGTGGTGTATTCTAAAAAGAATTAAGTGGTGGGTTACAAATATACAATGATATGGAGTAGGTCGTGAATTTTATTTGATGATTACAATGTTAAATGTGATAAACCTAACAACAAATATTTAAAGGAAAAAATAAATGGCAAATACAATTCAAGTAAAACGATCTTCTGCTAATGCGGCTCCTGTCGGACTGGCAAAAGGTGAAATTGCATGGGTGGATCATGGTACTGGTGGAGCCGGTGGTTGTTTGTACATTGGTGATATGACATCAGGTGGTGCTGTTGTACGTCAGATTGGTGGTACAGGTACATCTGGTTTTGTAACCGATATCCTGAACAATACTGCATTGACGGGTGTTCCAACTGCTCCTACAGCAGCTGCTGGTACATCTACAACTCAGTTGGCAACAACTGCTTTCGCACAGAATGCTGCTGATAATGCAACTTCTGCTATTGCTAATGCATCAGATACAAATATCTCAAATCCTGCAGCTGCCCATTTTCTTATCTATGATGGTGTTGATTCTTGGGATAATAAAGCTATTAGTGGTGGCGATCTTACAATCAACAAAGATGGTGTTGCAACTGTAACAGGTGTTGCAGCTAACTCTGTTGCTCTTGGTCAAGATACAACGGGTTCTTATATTTCAACTGTTACTGGTACAGCAAACGAGATTGAAGTTACTGGTTCTGGTGCTGAGAGTGCTGCTGTAGTTATTGGTCTTCCAAATGACGTTACGATTTCTGGTAACTTGACTGTTAGTGGTACAACTACGCAGGTTGATTCAACTGTTGTTACAGTTGCTGATCCTATCTTTACTTTGGGTGCTGACGCTCAAGATAGTAAAGATCGTGGTGTTGTAATGAAATACAACGATGGTGCTTCAAAGATTGCATGGATGGGTATGGATGATACCGACAATAAATTTAAATATATCGCGGCAGCAACTAATACTTCTGAAGTACTTTCTGGTACTTTGGGTAACGCTGCTTTCGGTGAAATTGATGGTACATTGACAACTGCTAGTCAAACTAACATTACTGGTGTTGGTACGATTACAACTGGTACATGGCAGGGTGATATTATTACTTCTACTTTTGGTGGGCTCGGTATTGATACCTCTGGTTCAACTGGTGTAGGTACAGTATCAGGTGGAACATGGACTATTCAATCTGAAATGCCTGTAACTCTTGGTGGTACTGGTCTTCAAGCTGTTGCAGCTGAAGGTATTTTGGTTGGTGCTGGTACAGCTGACATGACAGTTCTCACAATCGGTACTGCTGGTCAGAAACTTCAAGTTTCTTCTGGTGGTTCTCCTGAGTGGACTGACATTATGGACGGCGGTACTTTCTAAGGTTTGTTTTAACTTAGAAACAACATAGTAGATTCACCGAAGGGGGATGGGGGTTTTCCCTATCCCCCTTTGTTTTTTTTAGGAGTATTATACATACATACAAACAGGTAGAAAAATGCAATTAGACCAAACTGCTGACCTGATTGAAAAATTAGGTGTGCCAATTGTTGGTTTGTTATTGATTGGATGGGGTTTTTGGAAAATTGTAAAATGGTTACAGGATTCACTAACAGGAAAGATAGGATATCAAACTGATATTTTAATTCAACTTATAGATCGCATTAGAGTATTACAGACAGATATTTTAAGATTAGATACGATGATTCGCACACGTTATGGTTTAGATGCAGACGAACAGCGTATAGCAAGAGCTGATGAACCAGCAAAGAAAAAAAGAGGAAAGTAATAATAATTTAATAATTCTATATTAAGGAGTTAATGAAATGACCAAAGAAGCAAAAGAAGGAACTGAAAAACCAAAGGGAACACCATTAGCAAAACCTGCACCAGTTGACCCCGAACTTACTATTGAACAAGTTCAGGCACAACTAAAATATGCACAAAGAATCATCAATGTTCTTCAAGGAAAGGTTAATGAAGCTAATAGCGTTATTGTTCAACTAGAAGCTCGTCTTATGATTGCAAACGAAGACAAAGAAAATATATTGAAACAGATTGAGCCGATGGGAATTACCCCACAATAATAAAAGGAAAATAGTATGGCAGCCGTAACATCAAGACAGGGTTTAATAGATTATTGTTTAAGAAGATTAGGACAACCTGTAATTGAAATAAATATTGATGACGATCAACTTGACGAAAGAGTTGATGATGCATTGGAATTTTTTCAAGAATATCATTTTGATGGTGTTGAGAAAGTATTTTTAAAACACATAATCACAGCTGATGATATTACTAATGAATATATTCCTATGGGTGATCCTGTATCACCCGATGGCGGGCCTGTTATTAGTGTTGTTAGGGTATTACCGATTCCTAGTTTTGATTCCTTTCAGGGTGGTTTTTTTAATGAAGAGTATCAATTAAGACTAAATGATTTAAATAGTTTTTCTGGTTCTTCATTAATCCATTGGGAAATGACTCAGCAGAATTTTTCATTAGTGGAGCAATTATTTTCTATTGCACCAACAATGATGTTTAATAGAAAACAGAATAGAGTTTATTTAGAAGCTGATTGGAGTGAAAAGTTTAGTGTAAATGATGTTTTAGTTATTGAAGCATATCGAGCATTAGACCCTGCTGTTTATAGTGAAGTATGGAATGATATATTTTTAAAAAAATATTGTACTGTACTAATTAAAAGACAATGGGGTGAAAATCTTAAAAAGTTTCAGGGTGTCGTATTGCCGGGTGGTATTACACTTGATGGTAAAACAATTTATGACGAAGCTGTTGAAGAAATAAGACAGATAGAAGAAGAAATAAGTCTTAAATATGAACTCCCTGTCGATGGGTATGTAGGTTAATATGCCAACTAATCAATTTTTCAAAAATTTTAATTCTTTACCACAACAAGAATTACTTAATGACCTTAGTAGGGAAGTAATTCAAATAAATGGTATTGATGTACTATACCTTGAAAGAATAGCGGGAAATAAAGATGACATCTTAAATGAAGATGCATCTTCAAGATTTACTAAATCAAGAGAAGTGGAGATGTATATAAACACACCAGAAGGTTTTCAAGGTGCTGGAGATGTTGTCTCAAAATTTGGTTTAGATGTTCAAGATGAATTAGTTTTAATTGTAAATAAACAAAGATTTACTGATGAAGTTTTTAATGCTGCACCGAGGGAAGGTGATTTAATATACTTTCCATTAGGAAAAGGTTTATATGAAATTAAATTTGTTGAACATGAAAAACCTTTTTATACTTTAGGTAAAAATACAGTTTATGAAATTACTTGTGAATTGTTTAGATATAGTAATGAAATATTTGATATTCCGAAGATTGAACAAGGTGCTATATTTGATAAAATTGAAAGAGAGAATTCAACTACAATTGAATTAAAAATGTCTGGTGATGCACCATATGTTCTTAGTGAACTTGTTTTTCAAGGCCCTTCACCAGCAGCACCAACAGCAACAGCAAAAGTTTCAAGTCAAAATGGAACTACATTAAATCTTTATAGAATTTCTGGAACATTTGTTGCAGGAGAAAATGTTACTGGAAATGACAGTAATAATATTCTTAATGTAATTTCAGTTGATGACCAAGTTAGTTCATCGACTGAATATGATGATAATAAAATATTTGAAACAGACGGAGATAATATTTTAGACTTCAGCGAAGTTGATCCGTGGAGCGAGGGAGACTTATAATGTTTGGAAAATATTTTTACAATAAGAATATCAGAAATATTGTTATACTGTTTGGTACAGTATTTAATGATATAACAATAAGAAGAATATTATCAAATGGTGATATTCAAAGTGAATTGAAAGTTCCTATTTCATATGGCCCTGCACAAAAGTATTTAAGAAAAATAGAAGAGGGCCCTATTAATGAAGATAAGGAAATAACTGGAATTACTCTTCCAAGATTATCATTTGAAATAATAACAATGGTTTATGACCCAACTAGAAAATTACAGAAAACAAAAAAAATAAAAGAAATAAAACCTCTTGGTAATCTTGATAATATTGAAATAATAAATGGTGGTTCTGGTTATACAGTAGCACCTGCAGTAACAATTGAAGCACCTCCGTCATCGTCAACTGGAATAACAGCAACGGCTACATCAACGATTACAGAAGGTGTTGTAACTGCTATAACCCTTGATGTTGCAGGAACACAATATGAAAATACACCGACTATTACTATAGCTGCTGCACCTGCAGGTGGTGTAACTGCAAAAGCAAAAGCAAACCTTGATGCTAGTCTTACTACTTTGGTTAGTGCTTATACTCCCGTTCCATATAACTTTGAGATTGACTTGTCTGTTATGGTTAAAAACAGTGATGACGGAGCTCAGATACTAGAACAGATTTTACCATACTTTACTCCAGAGTTTCACGTTACTTTAAATGAAATGAAAACACTTGGTATTAAAAGAGATATACCTATTGTGTTAAACGGTATTTCAACAGAGGATGACTATGAGGGTGATTTTCTTTCACGGAGAGTTTTAACTCATACTTTATCATTTACAGTCCAGGCGTACTTGTATGGCCCGACTTCTGATATTGGAATAATTAGGGAAGTAGATGTTAATGCTGGAACAAGTTTTAATGATGAAGATATTAAAGTAACTAATATTGATGTTAAACCAGACCCAACAACTGCTGACCCTGATGATAATCCATCAACAACTACAACAAAAACTGATGTGTAATGAAACTATATGAAAAAAGAAACAGTAAAACAACTGAATGATATTTTAGATATTGCTGATGATATTATTGATATTGAAGAACCTAAAGAAATACAGAGAGCACCAGCAGTAGAAACAACAACTACTGACTTAACAAGTGACTATGATTTCTCAAGGGATCAGTATCATAACATTATTGAAAAAGGAAATGAAGCACTAGTAGAATTATTAGCTATTGCAAAAGAAGGTGAACAACCTAGAGCATTTGAGGTTGCAACCCAACTTATGAATTCTTTAGCTGCAACAACTAAAGAACTTTTGATATTACAAAAAACCAAGAAAGAGGTAGAA